AGGTCACTCTGATACAGGTAAAACAACAGCTCTTGTAAAGGCGGCGGTTGACGCTCAGAAAAAAGGTATTCTACCTGTATTCATTATTACAGAACAGAAATGGTCGTTCGAACACGCTCGAATCATGGGATTTCAGTGTGAGGAAGTTGTCGATGAATCAACGGGTGAAATCGATTGGGACGGGTTCTATTTGTTCAATAATAATTTCGACTATATCGAACAGATAACCGAATACATTAATTCTTTATTGGACGCACAAGAAAAAGGTGAGTTGGACTATAGTCTTCTTTTCCTTTGGGACTCTGTGGGTTCTGTACCTTGTAAGATGACTTTTGAGGGTAAAGGTGGAAAGCAACATAACGCCTCTGTTTTGGCCGATAAGATTGGTATGGGTATCAATCAACGTATTTCAGGTAGTCGTAAAGCGGACTCAAAGTTTGAAAATACTTTGGTTATTGTTAACCAACCATGGGTTGAGTTACCAGACAATCCTTTTGGTCAACCAAAGATTAAGGCGAAAGGTGGAGAAGCAATTTGGTTGAACTCATCTTTGGTGTTCTTGTTTGGAAATCAAAAAGGTGCTGGTACAACTAAGATTACGGCAACTAAAGATAAGAGAACTGTTAAGTTTGCGGTTCGAACCAAAATTTCTGTACTTAAAAACCACATTAATGGTTTAGGTTACGAAGATGGTAAGATTATAGTTACTCCTCATGGTTTCATGGCGGGTAAAGAACCGGCCGAAGAAAAGTCGTCGATTGAAAGTTACAAAAAAGACCATGCAGAATATTGGAAAGATATTTTGGGTGTTGTTGATTTGGATTTTGATTTGAAAGAAGAAGTCGAATCTTAATCCCCATATTTGTGACTAAGACACTATTAATAGACGGTAATAATTTATTGAAAATTGGATTTCACGGTGTGAAAGACTTTTTTCACGAAGGTAAACACGTTGGGGGTATTTGGCATTTTCTAAATACTACCCGACGTTTTATTGAAGAAGAAAACTTTGATAAGGTTGTTGTGTTTTGGGATGGCGAAGGAAGCTCATTAGCTCGTAAAATCATTTACCCTCAATACAAGGAGAACAGAAAACCTGGTCAGGATTTTAAAGAAGATTCATTTTACGAACAAAAACATAGGGTAAAACAATATCTCGAGGAGATGTTTGTTCGTCAGGTCGATATTAATAACAATGAGGCTGATGACCTAATTGCTTATTACTGTCAAATCGCAAATGATGAGACCATAACCATTTTCTCGGGTGACAGGGACCTCACACAGTTAATATCCGACAACGTTTCCCTATACTCACCTAATAAGAGATTAACCTATAAGAAGGGTGATTATATTAAGTTACAAGATGCGGAAATTCCCCACTATAATGTAAAAACATATAAAATAATATCTGGTGACAAATCAGATAATATTGATGGTATCTATTATTTGGGTGAGAAAACTTTATTGAAATTATTTCCTGAAATTCTTGACCGTGAGGTTACTTATAACGATATTTTAACAAGAGCCGAGGTATTACTTACTGAGGACAAAGAAAACAAAGCGTTACAAAACTTACTTTCAGGTAAAACAAAATCAGGTATCTATGGAAATGAATTCTTTGAGATTAACAACAAAATCGTTGATTTATCTAATCCGTTAATCACAGAAGAAGGTAAGGAATTAGTCGAACTTTATTATCGTGAAACTTTAGACCCCGAAGGAAGGGGACACAGAAACCTCATTAGAATGATGATGGAAGATGGGTTCTTTAAATTCCTCCCAAAACATGACGAAGCGTGGGTTAATTTCGTCAAACCGTTTATGAAACTAACAAGAAAAGAAAAAAAACAATTTAAAACCAAAAAGTAATTTTTTATGAAAGAGCAAGATTTCACAAAACTTGAGTTTTTGATGATGGTAAATGACAACATCATCGTTCAAAGGTATTTTAACGTTCGAGACTACAATCCGGACGCGAGATACTCATCAGACCTTTATGAATTTATTAAAGAGTTCAAAGAGACTTTAATTTATCGTTTGAAGATGAAAACGGTAGACTATATGTTGGAGAATTCTTATGAGATTCAGGGTAATCCATCCATTTTGGATACGTCTTATACTGACGGTCCAGAACATTTTAACATCTTTATTAAACAAGGGGACATGACAATTTGTCATCGTCAGATTGACGCCAAGATTTTCCCGCCTAAAATAAGATACACCGTAGATATCCGTCCTCACATAAAAAGTTTGCTTTCTTCGCTTACTGACATCTTTTCGGAGAAAAATTTAACTTTGGATTACTCTGGAATTAGTTTGAAGCGATAATATTTATCATTTATAAAGAGAAAAAAACTATGGCGTCAAACAAAAATTTCGATTATTTAGGGTCTTCATTTCAAGTACAATTACTGAATCAAATCATCGTTGACAAGGAATTTGGAAGGTCAATAATTGACGTTATAGAACAACAATATTTTGAGAACAAGTACTTCAAAATCATCTTGCAAATGATTAAGGAGTACTATTCAAAATTCGAACACGTACCCACATTCGACACCCTCGAACAAATAACCAAATCCGAGTTACAACAAGAACTTGCATCCAAAATAGTTTTGGATACTATTACAAAAATCAAAGATTGTCCAATAGAAGGTAGTGGGTTTGTACAAGAAAAGGCTCTCAAATTCTGTAAACAACAAGAACTTCAAAAAGCCATCACTAAGGCTCAAAAAGTTATTGATGGTGGTGAGTTTGAGAGTTATGACAAACTCGAGGAACTTGTTAGAGAAGCTCTACAAGTTGGGGAAAGAGAAGACGGTATGGCCGATGTATTCTCTAATTTGGACGATGTATTAAATGAGGATTATCGTCACCCAATACCGATGGGAATACCAGGTATCGACAGATTGTTAAAAGGAGGTTTGGCAAAAGGAGAATTAGGTGTTATATTAGCCCCCACGGGAGTAGGTAAATCTACATTCTTAACCAAAATTGCAAATCACTCATTTAATTTGGGATACAACGTACTTCAAATATTCTTCGAGGATAACCCAAAAATTATCCAACGTAAACACATCACACTTTGGACAAAAGTCCACCCTGATGAGTTATCAAATAAGAAAGATGAAGTGATGGATAAGGTTAGAGAGGTACAAAGTAAGATGGAGAACCGTTTAATTTTAAAGAAACTACCTTCAGATACTTTAACAATGCTTCAAATCAAAAATCAACTTCGCAAGATGATTGCTGATGGGATTAAGTTAGATATGGTTGTATTAGACTATATTGACTGTATCGTGCCTGACAAGAATTTGGGTGATGAATGGAAGAGTGAAGGTTCGGTTATGAGAGGTTTCGAAGCAATGTGTCACGAGTTGAATCTAGTTGGATGGACAGCAACACAGGGTAATAGAAGTTCGATTTCATCAGAGGTCGTAACAACAGACCAAATGGGAGGGTCAATTAAGAAAGCCCAAGTTGGACACGTTATTATCTCGGTTGCAAAGACATTACAACAAAAAGAGATGAAACTGGCAACAATTGCGATAACCAAATCAAGAATTGGTGATGACGGTATTGTGTTTGAAAATTGTAAGTTCGATAACGGTATGTTAGAAATTGATACCGAAAGTTCGGTAACATTCTTAGGACTTGAAGAACAGAAAGAAGAACAACAAAGACAACGAGTAAAAGATTTACTCGAAAGAAGAAAACAACGAGAACAACAAAATAATTAATTAATATGGAAAAGATTTTAGTAGAAAATCCTAATAGGTTTGTAATATTTCCTATCGAACATAACGACATATGGGAATATTATAAGATGCATCAGGCGGCGTTTTGGACCGCTGAGGAAGTTGACCTCTCAGGAGATATCCGTGATTGGGAAAACCTTTCCGAAAATGAACAATACTTCGTTAAGAACGTACTATCGTTCTTTGCAGCTTCGGACGGTATTGTTAACGAAAACCTGGCTGAAAACTTTTACCGTGAAGTACAATATCCTGAGGCAAAGTTCTTCTACGGAATGCAACTTGCTATGGAAAACATTCATAGTCTTATGTATTCACTTTTGATTGATACCTATGTGTCAAATCCAAAAGAAAAAGATGAGTGTTTCCACGCAATTGATAGACTTCCCGCGGTTCAGAAGAAGGCTAAATGGGCTTTGGAATGGATTACTAACTCGTCATTCCAAGAACGTCTTGTGGCTTTTGCCGCTGTGGAAGGAATATTCTTTTCAGGTTCATTCTGTTCAATCTTTTGGTTGAAATCGAGAGGATTGATGCAAGGTTTGTGTAATGCAAATTCATTAATTTTTAAAGATGAGAATCTCCACTGTGATTTTGCAATTCATCTTTTGAACAACCACTGTGAGAACAAACCAAGTGAAAAAAGAATTAAAGAGATTCTATTGTCGGCTTTGGAGATTGAGAAAGAATTTATCACAGAATCACTACCTGTTTCACTTATTGGTATGAACTCCAATTTGATGAAACAATATTTGGAATTCGTGGTTGATGGTTTACTTGTTAAATTTGGATTTAAAAAACAATTTAATGTCGAACAACCATTTAAATTTATGGAACAAATTGCCGTTGAGACCAAAGGTAACTTCTTTGAATCAAGAACGGTTGAATACCAAAAAGCAAAGTTGAACGAAACATTGTCCTTTACGGATGACTTTTAATTGATTATCTTTATAAACTATGATGTCCTTAAAAATTAAAAAAAGAGGCGGGGATGACGCGTCCTTTAACCCTCAAAAAATATATAACCGTATTAAGCGGTCCGCAAAAGGTTTGAATGTAAATTCGGACGAAATCTTTATTAAAGTAATCACTTCGGTACCAACTGAAGGTGAGATTACGACCAAAGATTTGGATAAATTAATCTATGAGATAGCTGCGGCTTATACTGGTAGTCACCACGATTATTCACGTCTTGCGTCATCTGTTGCAATTTCTTCGTATCATAAAGAAACAAACCCAAGTTTCTCAAACACTATGATGGAACTTTACAAAGAAAAAATTGTTAATGAGGAGTTTATCAATATGATTAACAGTTACGGTCCGTCAAATATTGATGAGGTTATCAATCACGACAATGATTATAACTTTGATTACTTTGCTTGGAGGTCACTACAAGAGATGTATCTTTTGAAACTTCCAAGTGGTAAGACAATCGAGCGTCCCCAACATATGTACATGCGTGTTGCAATTTGGGTAACAAAATCATTTGAACAAGCGGTTGAATACTATAAGTCACTTTCAAGTCAACTTATTTCACCGGCAACTCCAATTATGATTAATGCAGGTACAAAGGTCCCACAACTTGCTTCTTGTGTATTACATTACAATGATGCAGATTCTCGAGAAGGTCTTTTGAATACAATGAGAGATATTTCCACATATTCATCAGACGCTGCGGGTATTGGTCTTTCTATGTCAAATATTCGTAGTAAGGAAAGTCGTATTACATCATCAGGTGGATTTGCCGGTGGTCTTTTGAAATATCTGAAAATTGTTAATGAATCACTTCGATTCTTTAACCAACAAGGACGCAGACCAGGTTCTGCGGCAATTTACTTAGAGCCGTGGCACAAAGATATTTTTGACCTTTTGGATATTAAAAAAAATACAGGTGCGGAGGAGTTGAGAGCTCGTGATTTGTTCACCGCACTTTGGATTCCCGATAACTTTATGAATGCGGTTAAGAATAACGAGGATTGGTATTTGTTTTGTCCTAACGATATTAAAAAATCAGGAATCAAACCATTACAAGAATGTTTCGGTGATGAATATGAGGAAAATTATAACAAAGCCATTAACTTAGGTATTGGTAAAAAAGTTAAAGCTCAGGAAGTTTGGTCAAAAATAATTGAATCCCAAATCGAGACAGGAGTTCCTTATTTGTGTTCTAAGGATAGTGCAAATAGAAAAACTAATCATTCAAATATTGGGGTGATTAAACAATCAAATCTGTGTAACGAAATTTATCAATACACAGATGAAAATACTACGGCAATTTGTACTCTGTCATCTATGGTTTTGAAAAACTTTGTGAAAGATGGGGAATTTAACCACAAACTTTTATATGAGGAGACTCGTAAAGTTGTTAGAGCCCTTAACAAAGTTGTAGACATTAACAACTACTCAACTGAAAAAGGAAACAAGGGTGGACGTGAACAAAGAGCAATTGCTATTGGAACTCAGGGACTTGCTGATGTATTTTATTTGATGGATTATATCTTTACATCTGATGAAGCCAAGAAACTTAACAAAGATATTTTTGAAACAATTTACTTTGCGGCAATTACTGAAAGTTGTCGTTTATGTAAGTCAGAAGAATATAAACCATATGATTTTTTTAACGGCTCACCAATGTCAGAAGGGGTATTCCAATTTGATATGTGGGGTCTGAATGAAGGTGAATTATCAGGAAGATGGGATTGGAATTCATTGAAAGAAGAAGTTAAAGATTATGGTGTTTGTAATTCTTTATTCACCGCTCAAATGCCTGTGGCGTCATCGGCTAAGATTACAGGTTCATATGAAATGACTGAACCGGCTCACTCGGCTATTTTTAACAGAAGAGTTGTTGGTGGTGAGATTATGATTGTCAACAAGTATTTGATTAATGATTTTGAAAAACTCGGCATTTGGTGTGAGGACCTAAAGAATGAGATAATTCTAAACGAAGGTTCAATACAAGGTATTAATTTCAATAATTACCTAGACCCTGAGGACAAACAATACAATAAAAAAGTTAAAAGAATTGAACACCTGATTCCAAAGTACAAAACAATTTGGGAGATATCTCAAAAGGCGTTGATTGAAATGGCTGCTGATAGAGGTCCTTTCATTGACCAATCACAATCAATGAACATTTATATGGGTAACCCATCTTTGTCTAAGATTTCATCCTCACATTTCTATAGTTGGGAAAAAGGTTTGAAAACACTTTGTTATTATGTTAGAACAAAGGCAATTTCAACGGGGGCAAAACACTTGGCGGTCGATATATCAAAAATGTCAAAACCAAATGTTACACCTGAACCACCAAAAGTTGATTATAGTAATATGAATTTACCACCAAAACCGGTAAATTCTGAGTTTGAATGTTTTGGATGTTCATCATAAAATAAATCCCGAGAAATCGGGATTTTTTATTTAAGATATTTATTAATATGGCGATATATAATGAAAATATTGAATTGTTTAAATGTTTGGTGAGAGTTTCTCACTTTACTAAAAATCCTGAAGATGACAATAAATTCCATAAAGCTTATGCCTTTGCGGTACAGTCTGTTGCGGGAAAAATCCTAACATTTCACATAATGACCGACTATGGTATGATGAGGTCACGAGTTCCAATATCAGAAATATTCATGAAAGAACCTGAAAAAGATATACCATTTCATTTCAAACAACTTTGGGATTGTTTTTCTGAGAATGTTACAATCACTACTTATGATTATTTGTATGAAAAAAGATGTCAGATTGTTCTTCGTGATGGCTCTAAAGTTTGGGCGACTTATCTAATGACAGTGGATTGGTATAAAAATCCATACTCAGATGAACCATCGGATTATAAGTGTGGACACATTTTAATAGCGGATGATGGATATTTACTTTGTCAACCAAACAATAGAATATATTGGAGAGACTCAAATTGGGTTACAAATAAATTTCCAATTGAACCAAAATTAATTAAAGTTGATACGGATTTACCATCAGTTGAAACTTTATCTGATAGGTGGGTTGCTGAGGACGGAGATTCATACTATTATAATATAAAACAAACAGATTAGTATTTATTATAA